GCTACGGTCGCACCCGTGCCGGGGGTTACGTCGATGGAGTCGTTCGGTAGTGCCACGGGGACCTTCCCACGTCAGTCCCCAGGAACGGATAGAACAACCTGCTCAGGCCCACGATGAGACGGAGAGCAGGGTGGTGCGGCCGGGAAGCGTCGCCTCCCAGTCGAATGTCGCGGTGGCGTTCATCGCGGTGATGGCGAGGTGCTGGGTGTTGTCTTCGTCCTGCGTGACGACTGCCCACGCGAACTCACCTTCTACCATCTGTTCCCACGCGACACGGCCGATGGTGACCTCGTCCGGGACAGGGTCGTTGTTGAGGGTGACGGTGCCGTCGCCGTTGTCTGTGTAGTCCAGCGGTTCAGCCATAATTTCCCCAGTTGTTTGATTGCTAGGACGGTCAGTAGTTCCACTCCACCGGGTCGGGCCAGGCATGCGAGTCAGGGAATTCGCCTTGTGGCTGACCGACTGTGGACCCTCCCGGCCCGTTGAGCCACTTGGTCAGCGCGGCCCGCTCGTCCGCGGTCAGGTAAACACCCATCACATACAGGCTGTCGTTGTAGATCGAAGTGGATCCGCCGACCGTTTCCTGCCGCAGCCCTTCCGGGTTGCGGTATGCCCTGCCCGCGGCGGTGAGTGCGGTCGTCTTCGCGATCGTCGGCCACGGATTCTGGATCCCGATCACCTCGGTGATCAGTCCCTGCGCCAGGTCCAGCAGCAGCAGGTTCGCTGTCGCTGTGTCGAGGTCGGTCTGGAGGAAGGACGCCAACTCGGGCAACGTAGCAATGTCAGCCATGTCGGCGTCCTTCCGTCAGATCAGCCGTACAGTTCGCGGAGCTCGTCGCGGGACAGGCCCTTGACCTCATCCTCGGACGCTTGGCCGGACTCCAGGGCGTAGGTTGCCCACGCCTCCTGCGAGGCGTTGCCGGCCGGACGCTCGAAGACCTGAGGCTCCTCGTCGACAACCGGGGCGGTGGAGACTTCCTCCACCATCTCGCTCTCGACGAGGACAAGGACGTTCTCCTCGTCCACGTCGTCCGGCAGGACAGCACCCGCGTAGAACCCCTTGACGACGATGCCGCCAGCGGGGTCCTTGACCTTCACTGTCACGTAGGGAGAACGGACTCGGTACGTCACGCGGTCACTCCGGTGATGCGGTAGCCGGCTCCCGGCTCCTGCACGACCGGAACCGTCTTGCGGCGGGCCTGCAGGTCCCAGGCGTCGACCTCGTCGAGCCGGATCGCCTTCGTCTGCACCGCGAGGTCGGCGACCGCATAGCCTGGCGCACCGTCCATCTCGTCGGCCATGCCGCCGAGTTGGGTGGAGTCGAGCACGATCGCCGTGGTGGCGACCGGGAGGTTCGGCGTGACGATGATGTTCAGGCCGGCGATGTTCTCGATCATGCCCGAGTACACCGGGTTGGTGGTGGATTCCCGCTGCCGCAGCTGCGCGACCGCGTCGTTCGTCATGAGGTACACGTACGCCTCATCGGACAGGACCACCGTGTCCGGGTTGTAGCCCAGGTTCAGGCCGACGATCGCGGCCTTCGCCAGCAGCAGGTCGGTGAGCGGCTTCGCGGTCGACGGAGAGGTCTTCCAGCTCGCCACCGCGGCAGCGTTGGCGGTGATCGCCGACGCCACAGCCGACATGGTGATCGTGTCGACCTGCTTGATGATTCCGTTCACCACCTTGCCGAGCGCGCGATCGACCGCAGCGCCGGCGTAGGCGTTGCGGGTGATCTCCTCGTCGGTGATGCGGACCTTCTGGCCCCACTTCTGGATCGCGGCCAGAGCAGCGGTCCCGGTGGGAAGGTTCGCGAACGGGTATTCCGAGCCGGCGGACACGGCCTCGACCGTGCGGTCGGTGAGCTGCGATTCGCTCATCTCGTAGAGCACGGCGCCGCCGGTGGAGCGGAACCGCTGGGTCAGGATCTGGTCCGACACGAACCGCAGGTCGCGGAAGGTGCGAAGCCGGCGCTGCAGCTGCGTCGGGCTCGAGAGGAACCGGGAGATGGTGAGTAGGTCACCCGAAAGGGTGGGAGTCGGCGCGAGAGGCATGACTTATCTCCTTTCGGGTATCAGCCGCGTCCGACGACGCGGACCTTGTTGGAAGCGGCGGTGGTGGCAGCGATGCCGATGAGCGTGCCCGCAGCGGCGGCAGTGGCGACAGCGGCAGTGGCGACCTGGCCGTTCGCGGCGGTGACGACGCCCGCAGCGGCGGTGATGCCGCCGGACGCGGACAGTTCGTGGACGCAGTTGGTGAGAGGCCACACGGTGACCTTCGCGCCCGACGCGGCGTCGGATGCGGCGACGCCGACAGCGACGACCGAACCCGCGCCGGCGTGGGCAACGGTGCCGTCACCGGAGACCTCGAGGACACGGCCGGCGGTAACCGCGGCCGAGGTGGTGGCGGTGAACGGGGTCACGCCACCGGAGTAGAACGGGGTGTAGTCCGCCATGATCAGGCTCCCTTCGGGAACAGGTGCGCGAACTCGGCGTCGAGATCCTCGGAGTCATCCAGGCCGACACCGAGCGCCTCGACCGGGATCACGTTCTTCGTCAGGCCGTCGATGACCTGCCGCGTGCCCTCGGGGTCGGCATCCCACAGCCGCGCCCAGTGCTCCTTGCGGGCAGGCGCGAACTTGCCGTCGGCCACAGCCTTGGCGATCACGTCGTCGCGCTCGTCACGGTCGTGCTTGACCTGCTTCGCCTCGAGGCGGCGGATGGACTCCTGCTGCGCCTCCCAAGCGGAGGCGTCGATCACCATCGTGCCTGCGGCCTGAGCCGTCGCGGGCGGAACGGTCGGAGTGTCGACCTTGTCCTGCGGAGTGACGTCGGCGATCGCGGCGAGAACCTGGCTCGGTTCCAGCGTGGCGTCGTCGGCGAGACCGAGCTTGCTCCGCAGGGTGGCCAGCTGCTCATCGGAGAACTGCATGTCACCCTCCTTCGGGGTGTTGGTTGCCGCGATCGCGGCGTTGTGCATCCGGTGCATCTCCGCAGGCACTTGCGCCTTCGGGATCACCGGGGTCTGTGGTGTTACAGGCCGCACAGGCATGTACGGGTCCGGGGCTTCGGAACGCCCCGCGTGGTTGAAGATGGAGAGGTCGAACTTCGCGGCGATGTCCTCGGCCTGCGAAGAGTCGTCCAGCTTGTCCGCGAGCCCCGCATCCACGGCCTCCTGCGCCGTGTACCAGGTCTCCGCGTCCATCGCGGTACCCCACGCATCGACGGTTCCGCCGGCGCGGTCGGCGTAGATCGACGCGATGCTCGAGCGGGACTTGTCGAGGGTGTCGGCGAGCTCGCGCATCGTCTTCGCGTCACCCATAGCGAACCCGGACGGGTTGTGCACCATCATCTGAGCGCCGAGCGACATCACGATCTCGTCGCCGGCCATCGCGATCACCGAAGCGATCGATGCGGCGAGGCCGTCGACCTTCACGGTGATGTTCGCCTTGTGGTTGCGCAGCGCGTTCATGATCGCGATGCCGTCGAACACGTTCCCGCCGGGCGAGTTGATGTGCACGTCGATCTGGGAGGCGTCGATCCCGTTGAGTTCGTCGACGACCTGCTGGGCGCCGATCCCCCACATCGGGTTGATCTCGTCGAAGATGTACAGCGCCGCGGGTTCGCCCGCCTTGTTGTCGATGCGGTACCACGCTGGGCGCTCCGCAGTCACGGTCATGGTGTACCTCCGTCAGTGGAAGCGATGCGCGGGTTCGGGTCCTTCGGCGGCAAGCCGAACTGCTGCCGGGCCGCCTCCTCGAGGGAGCGGTCTGGCAGAAGGATCCCGGCGTCCGCGAGGAGCTTGATCGCCTGTGCGGTGGCGGCCTGGCGGGAGCCGATCTCCTCGAACACGAGCTTCGGCGCCGGTTCGGTCTCGCCCCAGTTCCAGTCCACCAAGTCCTCGACCACATGCTGGTTCGCGGTGTCGCAGACCTGCTGTGCGAGCGCCTGGAGGGACAGGGTGAAGAAGTCCGCGAACGTACTCCCCAGCGCCCAGGAGCCGGTCTGTGTGCCGAGGTTGAGGAAGTGCGCCAGGACTGCGCGGGCAATCTGCTCGTCGTGGTACCGGATCCGCGGGAGAGCGTCGGGAAGGGAGCCCTCGACGCCCATCAACCGCAGCTTCGCGCCATTGGGCGTGGCAGCGCCAGCCTCTTCTCCGCCGCGGACCTGCTTGGCCATCGCCAAGCCTGCCGACAGGTCGGTTTCGCCTTCGGCACCCTCGTAGACGGGGATGCCGACGCCGTTGCGGATGATCGTTGTCGTGTCCGCCCGCAGGAGGCGGTCCTTCAGTAACCAGTCCTTGTAGGCAGGCCGCAGCAGCGACATGCCCGCCCAGTTGCCGCCTTCCTTCTCGTACACGTACGCCACCAACCGATCCACGGGGATCGGTCCGGAAGCGCCCGTGGAGGTGGCCTGCTGGATCGAGATCAGACCACCGTCAGGAGCGACGTTGAACTCGGCGATCGTCCGGGAAGGCCGGTGCCCCAGCCGCTTCAGGCGGGCCCGTCCCTGCTCGTCGATCCGCGCCTCCTGCTCGAACACACTGTGCCCGAACGGCAGCATCAACAAGGCCAGCCGCAGATGGTCGAACCAGGAGAACCTGTCGCGCGTCCGCAACGTCCCCACGGGACCGGAGCCCTTGACGGGCAGCCCCAGATCCTCGGCGACCAGCTGAACAACCTCGTCACGCGCGCCAGCGGGATCGATCGACCAGTTCGTCCGCAGGATCGGCAGAGTCGCCGCCCGCAGCACCGAGCGGATCTGCGCGTCCTGGCGGCGCATCCGGTCGTACACGAACACCGAGTTCGGCCACGCGAGCTCGAGAGTCTCCTCCGCGCCGCCGTCAACCGAACCCCATCCACCGATCTGGTCGGCTTCGTAGCCACGGGCCGTGAGCGGAGGCGGCACCTTGTCAGCCATCACACCTCCGTCAGAACTGAACAGTGTCGAACACGTCATCCCCGCCAGCGGACGGGGAAGAATCGAGAGCCAGCGGTGACGCTGGCGGGGTCTTGACCAGCAGTGGCAGGGACGCTTGCCAGGCGGCGAGCGTGGCGGCCTCGAGAGTGGAGATGTCCGAGGTGGACTGCTTCCGCCCCCACGCCCACCGGTCCCTGACCTCGCGTCGAACCGCGCCTTTCACGGCCCGGTTCAGTTCTTCGTAGTTGCCGTGCCGCAACTTTCCATCTCGCACCAACTCGGCGGTCCGGGCACAGGCATCCAGCACGTCGTGTGTGTCAGCCGAGATCACCTCAAAACCGGCCGCCTCGACGTGCGGGATCAGCGGCGCGGCCGGGCCGTACCGGTCGATCACCACCGGCACCTTCACGCCGAGGTCCAGGAGACGCTGCACCACCCAGTGCGATCCGGGGCCGTGCTGCATCGGCTTCACATGCACGGTGGCATCGACTGCTCCGGCGGCGCTGACCGAGCAGTGAGTCATGTCGAGCGTCGCCGCGATCGCTAGGGCGGCGACGGTGCTCGGATTGACCGCCGTGGGGCCGGCGCAGTTCTCCCAGTTCCCAAGCCCGAACACGTCGAGACCCGACTCATCCCAGATGCCGAGACCCTCGCGGAAAAATGAATCGAGCGTCAGCTTCTTCCGCAGCCGCAGAATCGACTCTTCCGGTGTTCGGTCGGGAAACGATGGATTGGCTTTCGCCCACTGGGTCCGGTCATCGGCGAACGCACCCGGATCAGCACCGCACTCGATCCAGATCATGTCTGCCGCTTCGCCCGACAGTGCCTCGGTGCGCATCCGGGTGAAGGCCTCCGAAGGATCCTCAGGGCGCGGCGGGGTCCCCACATAGATAGCCAGGCCCAAACTCGAGGTGTTCAGAGTCGCGAGCATGTTGTCAAGCGCCCGGTCGGTGAGGATCTGGGCCTCGTCGCACATCAGCACGTCCACGCCGGGGACACCGCGGCCGAAGCCTCGCTCCCGTGCGCCGAACAGGATCCTCGACCCGTTGCGAAAGACGACCGCCTCATCACCCGAGCCCTTGTAGACGGCCTGGATGTACGGCGCTATCCGCCGGCGGCGGGCGAACCCCTGCATCGACAGGAACGTCTCGCTCGAGGTTCGCGAATGATGCGCCGTCCAGATCACGAGCAGGCCCGGGCGGATGATTGCAAGCGCGAACAGCAGTGCACCCAGTAGGTACGTCTTGCCCACCTGACGCGGCAAGGACATCCCGACGCCACCCACCATTGCGGCGAGCTTCCCGTCAGCCCGCTTCGCGAGGATCAAACGGCCGGCGCCATCCTGCCAATCGTCGAAAGTAACACCCAGATCCCGACACTTGTCCCGCACAGCTGGCCAACTCGTCGCGGTGATACCCGTAGGAACCACCACGTGACGCGCGATCTCAGATAGCCGTCTCGTCCCAGTCTTCGTCGGCGGAGACGCCACCCTCGATCGCCTCCTCCTTCAGCCGCAGATCGATCGCCTCGATCTCCTTGGCGATGTCCTGCAGCCGGCGAGTCAGCGCAGCGAGATCCCGCGGGGGGCAATTCGGGTCAGAGACCGTCTT